GGGTAGTGTTTTGAACCGCCGCCATCATATTCTTCACCAAGTCTGGATTCTGCTTCATAACATCATTCATGTTTGGCATCACCGATTTGAACATACTATTGGTAAGATGGAACATCATTGCTGAGCCACCCAACATCATAATCAGTTTGACCTCTGGTGCAACGCTGACCTTAGATCTGTATTTCACATATAATTCCTCAAATACACCATCATAATCATCAACATTCTCCATAACAGACTCAGACCAACCCTCGAGTTGAATCTCAAATGGGTTATACCTCTTATTCAAAAATTCAAGCCCAGTTACACAGGCGACCAACATACGGCGAGAGAATCGAACTGATTGTTCAACATCTATACTGTATGTAATCCTCTTGACCTCTGATCTGAGTTCATCAACGTTCGAGTAAGCGTTCAACCTCTTGTTTACTGCAAATCCCTTCTTCTCAAGTCGAGCTAATTTGTTAATAAGATCCGACTTCTCTTCATCAATTGAAGTGTACCCCTTCGAGGGTTGTTCACCCTGGTCACTATGACCGGGGCCCATAGGTTCATCATCGTCGAACATCATTGGTTCATCCTCGCCATAATCAATTTCCTCATCCTGTGGAGGCTGAGTTGGGGCACTTTGTTTGTTGGGATTCACAAAAGCATCCATAGCCTCCTGACCCTGAAAAGACTGTTGAGGTCTTTGCATAGGCCTTGTGGGTCGAGGGACAGGTTTTGGTCGTGGGGCAGAAATTTGAATTTCATCCATCAGGGCCTGTTCATCGGCATCTAATTTCATCACAGTCGTCTGACCCCTATCGAGTACGATTTCTTCGTCCATCTACTGTCTATATAGAAACTAAGAAAATCTCTTTAACGCACTTTAATTAAAAAAATCTAAGTTTAATATAAAATGCTTAACCTCAACAAGACCAACCGCAACGGCCTCATGGCCATAGCAGTTTTGATGACCCTCATCTTCGTTCTGTCTTTTATGTCTGCGAAGACCGCGAATTATCAACCCAGGCCAATTACCATTACAACCGTCAGTGAAGAATCTCTCTTCGACCTCAAGCCAGACCTTGAATGCACCGCTGGTTCAGGGAAGGAGGACAGCCCTTACTCTGTTGGTCTTACCCCAGGTGGTCTTTGTGGTGCCCAAAAACTTGTAGGTGATCATGCCGGATATGAGATCGCGGATGGAATTGGTGGATCTTTAATCTAAGCTAATGATATATGGCTTTAATCACATCGCCGACGGATATGATTCCCGATCTAAACTATGAATATCATACCATCACAATTGATACTCTTAATCAGACTAGCGCGAACACATGGACCTGTTTTTTGACTCAGCCTCTAAAAAATGTTGTACAGGCTCGACTTCTAGCCGCTCGGATTAATACAGTCACACCGGCTAATGGAAGTGAACATTGCTACATTTCTATTGATGAGTTGAATTCTACATTTAATGATCGCGCTACCAATGTTTATGAAGGTCAAGACTCACTAAGTGTGCTTCGAAAATCTTTTGCTAGTATTGTTACTACAGATGATACTGGTATAATAAGTTTCAAAGATGATTACCCAATTGCTGTGCAATACGTAAATCCTATTCGAAAAATTGATCGTCTCACTGTCAATATTCGTAATCAAAGTGGTGTTCTTATAACACCACCAAATCCCGCCGAAAATAATTTTTTGGTTATTCGTTTCGTCTGTAGAAAACCCAACCTGTAATTTTTCTCCCCTTAAATTAGTATTACCATGTCTGCAGGTGTTGTTCAATTGATTGCTATAGGTGCCCAGGATAAATATATCATGGGTAATCCTGAAATATCTTTCTTCAGTTCAACATTTAAACGCCATGCTAATTTTTCACAATCCGTTGAAAAACAAACCATCCACGGAGCGGTGAAAAACAATTCTATGTCTAGCGTCCAATTTGAGAGATCTGGCGATCTTCTCAGTTATGTATATTTTACACTCGATGACAAAACCCAAGCCCTCGATATTCAACGATGGGACACCATTATTGATAAAGTTGAGCTTTTAATAGGTGGTTCCGTTATTGACACCCAAGATAGTGCCTTTACAGAAAAGATTGCTATCGATACATTTGCACAAAATGTATCTAGGAGTGCAAACGGTACACACCCCGGTATTTCTGCGCGTTCGTTTTTTTACCCTCTCAGGTTCTTTTTTTGTGAGGGGCCACAATGTGCTCTACCCCTCGTAGCTTTAAACTACCATAATGTTGAAATTAGGATATATTGGGCTACAGCTGCTGCAAATTACAATGTTGAATGTTATGCAAACTACTATTACCTCGATAATGAGGAGCGTGGTCAGGTTGCATCTAGAAAACACGATCTCCTCATAACACAAGTCCAAAAGAATATTCCTTCAGGTACTTTAGTTCAAGAACTCACGTTTAATCATCCAGTAAAATATTTAGCATCCTCGGATACAACAACTGATGGTGCCCTCACATCTCCGACAAATAAAGTTAAATTAAACATAAATGGTCTCGATGTAAATAACTATAAATGGGGTAAACCACATTTTATAGACGTCACGAGTTATTATCACACAAACTTCGTAACTTCTCCAGATTTCTTTCTTTATTGTTTCTGCCTCTCAACATCCAGCTTACAGCCCACAGGAACACTCAATTTTAGTCGTGTATCGTCAGCTAGTATCATGAGTGAGTCTATGAAGATTAATGACCCAATTTATGCAGTAAATTACAATATTTTGAGAGTGGAAAATGGAATGGCTGGTTTACTTTACGCAAATTAAAATACAAACTTATACTAAATGGTCAAGACATTACCGAC